CCGGAATTGGAGGCTGGGATGGCCTCGATGTTGTAAACAATATCCAGTTCGGCAAAATTGCCGCCAGTGACAACACCATCAAAATTGATGATGGTCGTCTCAAAACCCGACGCTCGGCAAACAGACGAGTCCACATCCACTGGGATGCTGATCATGTTGCCCAACGTCTGTCCGCTGGTCTGAGCATACGCAACGTAAGCTCCAGGGAATGTGTCAGTGCCTGCGTTGAGCACCGCCAACTCCGAGGACTTGCCCACGTTCGTTGCCAGACCAGGGTTTCCGCAGTCCTTCCATCGCCACAAGTCGGCGCTGCACGGCCGGGGCGCGATCTCCATCACCTTCGAACCCAGTTCGTTGATGGTGCAGGTCTCAGCCAACGGCTGACCGTACAGGGGAGCAGTGGGGATCAGAGGGTAGTTCACGCCAATGGTAGCCGTGTCCACCTTGACCCCAAGGTCGGTAAGCAAAGCACCCATTGTGTGCCTCCTATTCGCGACGTTCGCATCCGGATGCGCGCAATACATGGTGTTGCTAGCGTCCGAAAAGTTGCTGCCACTTGTGAACGGAGTGTTCAGCTGAATGCCGGTGTTGCCGACATTGTACGTGCCGACGGGCAGATAACCCTCATACGGCAAGCAAACTGTGACCAACTTGCCACTCGTGTTGCTGAATGAGGCGTCATTCTTGAGGCGAATGCCCATCGACACGATCCGGTAGCGTTCGAATATCGAGCCCAACTGGCCCATACTCAAACCCACACAAGGGATCGTCAACCTGTCTGCTGACAAGGGGACAACTGACGCCGCCGCGCTGGTGTTAGGGGCGGTGACAGACTCAGCGTACAGGTAGAACCCAGCGTCAGCTCCCCCGAAGGTGAGCTGATTATCCGGATTGAAAGCCATGCAGTTGAGACTGGGACAGATGACGACCGAGCCGCTGGACTTGCCAGCAGCGGTGCCCAACTGAAGCGTACGCTTGAGGGTGTAGGGCACAGCGTTCCTCACAAAGAAATCGCCGGCCGCAACCACGCCTGGGTACTTGAAGGGCTCAAGGAGGGAGCGCCGCCACCGTGCGGTAGAGACGTCGAAGTCCGCAATAGACTTGGGCAAGGAGGCGCGTGCACCGCGTGAGACCTGCAGCGCCTTCAGCGATTGCGTCAATTGCTTCGCCTGCGCATTCTTCTTCCTCGGCTTCTTGACCTGCTGAAGCTGGACCAGGGGGCGCTGCGCTGGCGCCGAGCGGGGACGAGATTTGGATTGTTGTTGTTGATTCATTTGATAGTGACGTTGATAACTAAGTGTCTGCTCAGGAATAAAAATTCCTGCCACCCGCCCACCCAACACGTAGTCGTCACCTGGAGACCGGGACACGTGGTTAACCCACAGTCGCGCCTGAATCCAGAAATCAACAGCCGAAACCAATGCCAAAACGAGAAAAGCGATGAACAGCCAGGACACGCGCACAGGGCGCAGTCGCACATGCTGATCGGTCTTCTCGTGCGCAAAAGCGCAGCCAACGGAACTGCCATCGCCAAACAGCGAGTGGATGGTGACGCGCCCATTGCCGTTCAGCATGTGCATCATCCACCCGATGTTGGCCTGAAGCCACGCCGCATAGCCGCTGGACGCTTCGCGCTCCACCGCGCCCTCCGCGCTGTGCTCGAACACGATCTGCTTGGCCCCAGACCTCTCGCATTCGTGCCTGCACGTGTGGACGCCCATGTCGCGCATCGCCACCAGCTTCAGCACCTCGCTGGTCGCGACGGGGCGCCCAGCGCGATGGTCCGCAACGAACTGCCGCAAGCCTGAGACGACCTCGCTGTAGTCGACGCCGTACCTGGCCTGGAAGAAGGCCTCACGATCCGCGAGCGTGCCGACGCACTTCAGCGCGCTCGTGTAGCCGTAGCGCTGGGCCTTGACCCACTCCACGGCGCGCGGGGTCGGCGCGACCGCCAACTTGCGCACCTCGACCGCGAGCTCGGGGAAGCACGCCAGATCCCGAGCGACGGCGTCGGCCTTGGCGGCAGCAACTTCGACGATCGGGATTCCCGGCATGGTCGTCCAGCACAACTTGGCCAAGAGCCGGCCGGGCTTGAGGACCATGGCCGGTCCGAAAAAGGTCCAGAACCAGACGCGGGCGCAGAAATCGCCGAACGGGTCGGTGACGACACGCTGAGCAGCCTCCTTGGTGTACACAAACCCGATCGATTTGGCCTTGACCAGGAATGCCTCAAAGTCGCCAGCACCCATCATGCAACACAAGATTACCGCAAAGTTGCAAAGGCCGTTGCGAAGTGTGGTGTCACTCTCGCCCGATGCGTTGTAGCGATAGATTGTTGCACGCAGTCCGTCACCCCAGTTGAGCTCACGCTTCACAAGGATGTGCATCGCCTCGATCAGATCGTCGGGAATGCCCATCAGCCGATACGCTTCAATGATCGCGTGATGGTGCTCGGCCCGGAAATGCGCGTCCCAACGCTCACCATCGACATAGTAAGCGATCCCGTTGTGCACGAACATCCCATCATCACCATTGACAATGACCACGTCGACTCCCGACTCAGCCATCAACTTGTGACACATCGCCGACATCTGCTCAGGGTTCAAACCAGACGCGAAACGCACCTCGACACCGAACAACTCACGAGAGCGCTCCGTCAAGGTCTGCTTGATGACTTCATCAGCGCTGAGAATCCAAGGCAGCAAAGCTGCCTGAAGCGGCAACCAGCGGGGGCAGATGGTTCGAGGGACACCGGCGACTCTACGCCACGTAAACTGATCGTGAACAGTGATCACGTCCGGCCGTTCCACATTCAGTTCATGCTTGAGAAAGCATGCGCATTCACGAGCGCGGAAATCCTTGAACAACTCTGGTTTACGGATTGGCTGAGTGCCTGATGTATCGAATTCTGCTTTTGCTTGGATGTAAGCTGCGCGTTTCGCTGGCGGAAACTTCGACACGAACTCGTCGAAATCCTTGGGCTCCAGCACTCCGTGGTCGCTGACTGCTGCCTTGGCCAAACGCACCAAGGCTGAATGGACGTCCCCCATTGCCATGTAGTCAGTGATGTGCGGTGTTTCCTGCCCAACTCGACCTCGAGCTGAGTGGCAGCGATTTCCCAGACCGGAGTAGTATGATGCCATGTCGAGAATGCTCGGATACAAACGGACGACCGAAGCTGGGCTGACAGGGCACAAGGCCAAGCGCTTCCGCACCAACGTCAGATTCATCAACGGGTCGAGGGGCGGAGTGAGTCCGCGCAGGAAGGCATCGTGGTCGTTGGAATGGCGCCCCATCCCGTCGCTTTTCCACCAGACCAGGCCCTTCTGGACCACACAGTACCCCGCGGCCATGGCGTGCGCGTACCAGGGAGCTGCCAGCATTGGGATGCCGGCGAATGGGGACAACAAGGACACCAAGTTGATGCTGGAATGAGCAAAGTAGGCGGTGACCGGATTCAGACACTGGAGCAAGGAATGTGCGGAAGCTCTATATGCAAAGCTCCCAAGCAGATTACCTCCATTCCCCAGATCGTTCCAGGTCTCCACGGCTACTATGGCCATCACGCCAGGCCATCCAAAATACCTCTTGAAACACTCTTCAAGGAAAGGAATGGCGTTGCATCGCATCAGAGCCGACGAAAGGCCTGCAATCCACTGCTGACAGTACGGCACCCCGGCGTGATCCCCATCAAAGACCCACAAAGCGACCGAAGCAGCGAACTTGTCATATCGGGCGCGGCCAAAATCGAAGGCCAACAGGGCCGGAGGCATGTCATGCCGCGTGACGCGGCGGATGATGGCTCGGCAGCTGTCACTGAAGGAGCGCGTGGCGCGTCCGGCCCATGAAGACCCGGCAGTCTCGACTGCCCTATCACACGCCTGTGCGAGACGGAAGTCTCCAGCACTGACAAGTGACCGCACCAAAGTGTCATCCCCGAGCAGACGCAGCTGCTGGTTGGAGTAGTCAGCTGCGGCCTGAGCGGCAGCGGCGGCTGCTGTGATGCGATCTTGTGCGGCCAACTTGTACTCTGCAAACACGTCCAACGAACGCCTGCTGAAAGCCTCTGTCAGCC